ATAGGACAGCCTCGGTTTATAGGGATCGGACGTAGGATTTGTCCCGCGCCCAGGTAAAGCCCCTATCAAATGCGATGCGATAGGACTTCTTATACACACCCACAACGGTTCCTTCCCCTGCTATGACATCAAAAACCCGACTTCCCTTCTTTACCTTCTGATCCATTTCCTCCCTTGCTTCTTGGCGTTTCCGCTCTGCATCACCCGCCACCCGAACTTGCCGGATGTTCTCTGCCTTTTGCCTCATGGCGTTTGCGACTTGGAGGGATTCCATTGCCCTATGATCTGTCTTATTCATCCGTGCCCGTAAGGGGATATGCCCAGGTTGAGTAATAAACGCCCAATCGTGGCGGATTGACGGATAGCTGTTAAGCTGAGCCTCCGCCTTCTCCTCCCGTTTAGCGGCCCATCCTTCCAACCGTTCGGCCCTGGCCTCTGCTTTGGCCAAGCGGTATTGGCGGATTTCTTCGGGATCGGTTGGCTCATGGCCAAGGCAAAAAACGCCCATACTCTTTTCATACATGGCCAACACGCCCACGGGCAAGGCGGCTCCGCACTTACGGCATTCTCCAGTCCATTTGATTTCTATCTGTTTCATGGCGTTTCCTTCCCCGTCTGGCCGATAGGACAGCCGTCCGCTGGGGCTAATATGCGAGACAATACCGCATCCGCTCATAGTCATACAGGCAGAGCGGATGACCGGTCAACGCTAGGTTAGACATGGTTTGCTGAGAATGCTCACCTAAGGCGTTGTATGTCCGCCTAACATGGGCTACCATATCCTCGACATGATGATAAGCGGCCCGGATAGCGTCCCGAAGCGCTTCCACTGTTGCACCTTCCCCTTTTGCTACCCATACTGTGCCGAGCTTATCCATTTTCTCTCCTTTCTTTGTTCACGCCCCAGTCCACTGGGGTTTTCCGCTGGCTTCACACCGGCACAGCCCCTTTGCGGGGGCTTCTCCCTACACGGGGATGCGCTTTACCAGCGTATATACCATGCTTTGTCGCCGATTCTTAATCGCCACATCCTTCGACCGGTGAATAAATTTATCCAGTTAAGGTTAATCTCTATGTCAAGATGCAATCTCATTTAGATGCCTCCTTACATACCCAGCAGTTTGTCACAATAATCCGGGTCTTCAAGGTTCTTGGCCCAATTTTCCGCCGCAGCCTTTTCTTCTGCCTCTCGTTCGGCCTTCACCAGATCGTCTCGCTGTTCCCTCAATGTTTTTTCCACTTTTCCCTCTCGCGGTGCGATCGATTAAGTGCTACCTTTATTGCAAGCAAGTTGCGTGCCAAGTCCGTAAGTGATTGATTTCATTGCATATGGGTAGTTTGGGTAATAACCAAAAATGGTGATTTTCAGCGTATCAAAATCGACACAGATTGAGATAAATGCTTGATATGATTGCAATAAGTGCATGTGGTGATTTTCAGCATATGGTGGTGATTTTCACCACCTTCTTAAAAAAGACTTGACAAGGGGATTATAGGGGATTATAGTTTTAATGAGGATGTAATTTTATTTGGCACGCAGTATATATGGAGGCAACAGGTTGAACGGTAGGAACGGACAACTTAGGCTTGCCAAAACACAGAGCCCTAAGCTTACAACGCTTGGGGCTTCTTCTTTTCTCAGTATTCCCGCAGGAGGCGTCCTCGGCCAAGGTCAGGCCGATTTGGGTCAGGGAATTAAAAAGGCTGCTCTCGATACGGCGGACGAACAGTCTGCCGCTGCGGATTCGGTAAATGCATCCGCCCGAAAGCCTCCTATCTATTACAAACCTGTGGCTTCACCCTATGGAGATCCGCCGCTCCTAGGGGCAATCCTCCCTCCTTCGTCTCACTTAGCAAGTCGGCCCTTTGTGGTCTTAACCTCCTTCTGCCATATTGGGCCGGCGGGTGTTGGGGCTTCGATATAGGGCAGACATCGAAGCCCCTTCCTTTTTGGGGGTAATAACGGCGTAAAATAGTACTTAAAATTCAGCCCTTATCCTAAACCGAGGGGCAAGCACACAACTATAAGTGATGCAATCGCAGTTGTGAGTCTTGCCCCTTTTTTGTAGTTTTAACAGGGAAAATTTCAAGAAAAAAGATGAAAAAATATAAGGGTTTTGGTGAACGAACAAAAGTATATGAAAATCAGGCAGAAGAAGCATTTCGAAGAACTATCATCCGTCAAGGATGGAAAGTAAGTAGAAGGGGATGGCCTGACTTTGTCTGTTATAAAAACGAAGAATTCATTCTGGTTGAAGTTAAGAAAACACAGAATCACCATCTTAAAAAAGCCCAAAGTCTTTTGAGTGGTTTTTTATCTCAGCATGGAATCAAAACTTGGATTTGGAGTCCTGATATAGGTTTTTGGAAGTAAGGAGAGATAAAGAGAGGATGGAGGGTAATAATAAGAGACAAGGAAAAAGAGAAATTATGGCAGGAAGAAGCAAAAGAGACGCAGGAAATGGCAAAGAGAGAAGACAACCGAAAAAGGGTCCTTTGGGTGGAATCCAACCGAAGCATCATGCAAGGAAGGATCGGACAACGAGTTTACTGCGCAGAGCCAGGATTCTTGAGGCGGCAGTTAAGGGTAAGAGTTTGACACAAGTGGCAATAGAAACTGGGTTGTCTCCTCGGTCAGCGGCTCAACAAGCCCATCAAATCTTGCATCATCCTTCAGTTCAGAGCGCTTTTGCGATGCTGCTTGCCCAACGAGGCTTGACGGACGAATTTCTGGCAGACAAGATAAAAAGCCTCCTTGATGCCCGTCAAACCCTTTACTTTCAACGGGATGGCGTGGTTACAGATCAGCGGGAGATCCAAGCAATAGAGACTCAGCGGAAAACCGCCGAGCTGGCGGCTAAGCTCAAGGGCCACCTTCGCGAACAGCCAGAGGTCAATGTCGAAGTAGGTCTGATGGCGGTTGTGATTCAGGCGATGCACTCTCCGGGCGGGGAGTTATACAAGGGAAACCCACAAGATATTGTGGATTGTGGACAAGTAGACGAAAAAGAGCTATTTAGGGACAAGATCGAAATTCCCACAAAGCCGCTTCCAGTAAGGACTGGCAGGCGATAAGAGTCAAAAGTTTACATAATGTCCCTTATGCGAACATGGCCATGCCCAGCAGGAGATGGATCGAGCGGCAAAACCAGGGGCCAGTGAAAAGATGAAGCCAGGCTTCCACCCAAAGACCAGAGGGGAGAGGCGGAAGGCGGAGCGAGCACACCGCAGGCGGAGGCGCGAGCGATGGACCAGGCCCGCGAAGGCCATGGAGGGGGGGGTGCGAGGGTCAAATGGGTCTAATTCAAAATTTGACTTATCCCCTCCCCCGCGAGACTATACTTTTGAACTCCGAGACACTTGATATGCAACAAGCCATCAGCGATATTGCGCGTTTTCTTCTGTCCTGCAAGGAGCAGAGCCTTCGATCATTCATGTCCAAACACGGCTTGCTTCCCAAGCAGGTAGAACTGGTGGTGCATGCACAAGACCCATACCGATGGGATGTGCGGAAGAAAAACGGCAGTATTGTGGAGTCCTTCGGGTTGGACTTTAACCTCAACAACTGTTCCAATCTATTTCTTCATTCGTTTCACTTGGCTGCCTTATCCGAAGAGCGTATCTTCATATACAGGGCTCAAGCCATGAAGCGTTGTCCCCACTGCGGTTGCCAAGTAGAACAGGATCAGGATTTTTGCCCTGAATGCGGTATTCAGCTCCGTTTTGACTTCGAGTCGAAGAGGCAGGGTCTTAGGGCCGGATAGGTGCTCTTTCACAAATGACCAGAAGCTGTTTTCTCCAGTTGCACGGAGAGGGCTTTAACGCTTTTTAGTCTGAAACTGGCGCGATCCGCCGACTATCCGGCCCTATCCGCCATCATGGAATGAAAAGCATGAGTGACCCCAGCCACAAAGAAGATCACTATTCTGATCCACCCGAACTGCCAGAGAGGGTCTTTCTTCGGGACTATTTCAAGCATGAGCGCACAGGCGAGTGCTTCGTCTGTGTCGGGATAGTGAAGCGGCTGTTAGCGGACAGAAGGCTCACGGTCATCGAGTTGTGCGTGGAAAGTGAATGCTGGCCCTGAACCGTCAGAACAGGAGACAGATGAGCACCGAAGCGGCCCCCGAATTCGTCCTTTTCTGCTTTGAGGACCTGTTTTACGACAAAAGAAAGTTCACGGAAGAAACGCCGGAGAGCGGAGACGATGAATCGCCCTCTCTTCCCGCGAGCCCTGCTTCTACTTTCATCACGCACGAGGAGGTTATGTGATGGAACACATAGTAACTGACAAGATTTTCGACGCAGTCACGATCAACGCCACGGCGAGCGTGAGCAGCGAACTCATCAACCTTTGGGAATGCCATGGCAATTTCGCCGTGCATGTCACTTCGCTGACCGGCACTACCCCGAATTTGAAGATTGAATACAACATCTGTCCCCTCCAGCAAGGGACTTTTTATGAGCCATCTTCTGCGCCGGATATTGTTTCGGTACTGACGGCGGCGCCGGACGCCTTCGCCTTTGACCCGATTCCTGCGGCTTTCATGAAGATCAAAATCACAGGGAATGCGACCAATGGATCGAACACAGTAATCACGGCCTATCTCACCAGAAGCGTGGAGAGAGCAAGGGCTCAGGACTAATAAGGAGAACAAGAGATGTGGCAAAAGGGCATATTGAGAAATGGCTTACTGGCAAATTGGAGCACAACCTCGCAGACAATTTCTGCTGCGACGAGAACCTATATAGCCGGATCAGCCATTAATGTCCCTCTGACAAGACTGAAAATCGGAACCACTTTCCGTTGGAAATTCAATATTAGGAAAACTGCCGCAGGAACAGCAGCCAGCACCTTTGACATTGCTTTTGGGACGACAGGTACGACCACGGACACCGCCAGGGTCTCCTTCACCAAGCCAGCGGGAACGGCAGCGGCGGACGAAGGTTTTATAGAGATCATGGCAATTTGCCGGGGGCCTCTTTCTGCGTCTGGGATCGTCGTGGGCGAGTTCTCATTGATCCATAATCTGGCCTCGACTGGCCACGCCACGATTCCCTGTGTGGTTGTCAACACAGTCTCCTCGGCCTTCGATGTGACCACGCCGACTTATGTGGGCATATGTATTACTTCTGGTGCCTCGGATGCGATCACGATTGAGCAGGTAACAGCCGAGGTTTGGAACATCTGAGCGGAACGAGGTGGCGGCAGAAATGGAAGCTTCTGCGGGACAAAGGACTCCATTTTGTGTAAACTAAATGAGCGATATGCTATTTTGTGTAATGCGAAGGTATGTTATGGTTTACACAAACTAAAAGGACTATTTGATAAATGTCCGCGAAGATCATAATGCGCGAAGGAATGAAACATGCAACCTGATTACAAGGTTGTTCGCAGTTTCTTTATCCGAAACTCCGACAAGATGATGATCATTCCTCCTTGGGAGGAAATCGGCATTATTGGGGGTGAACCCCTCTTTATGCTCGATGGCTCTTCTTATATCGTTCCTGTGTCTTCCCATCCGGTTTGTCCGAAAACCCATCAAGTCGAAGAACTCGGACAAAGCGGTAGGGAATGGGGAAAGGCATGGCTCAAAGACCTGCATGTTTCTGGCACTGCTCAATTCCCAAACTCAGGCCTTGGCATTTTAGATACCGATGCTTCTCATCGACTTATCCTTAGTCCTGCCTCGAATTTAAGTGCTCAAAGAACCCTTAGCCTCATTACCGGCGACGCTGACCGCTCCATCACTTTGCAGGGCAATCCTACGCTCAATGATTGGTTCGATCAATCCGTTAAGCAGGTAGCATCTCCTACCTTCGCTGGAATGACTCTCACCGGATTCTCTGGCTTTGTCAAAGCTACAGCAGGGGTCCTGAGCGCAGCGGCATTAACGGACGCTGATATCCCTGACGATATTACTCTGACCAACATCACCCAAATCACGAATAGGTCACATACTAACTTGAGTGATATTGGTAGTCTGTCGCATGCTACAATAGATGGTTACCTCGATCAGGCGGTGAAACAGGCCAGCTCTCCAACCTTTGCTGGGTTAACACTCACTGGATTTTCAGGGTATGTGAAGGCTACAGCTGGCATTCTTTCCGCGGATGTTTTACGCTTTGCTGGCCTTTTCGAAATTGATATCAATGAGAATTTTATGCCCCGCACAACTGTCGAATCTGATTTGTTTTTCGAATTGGATATAAACGAAAATATTATACCCTCGCCATATTATTTCGAAGTGGATGCGAATTCGAATATTATGCCTTCCTTGACATAGGAGGTAGAGAAATGCCAACTCGTAGCATAGTTCCACGAGCAAATGGAGAAGGGAGTTTAGGGGAAGGCTCAACCCCGAAACGCTGGGGAAAAGCATGGCTCGTCGATTTGGATGCCAGTGGTATCATAAAGGCCCGGAAATTCTCTCTGTATAATCAGAGTATTGCAACCACCATCGTCCATTCCGGTAAAAATATTAAGCATGCTGGTAACAATGGGCTCGGTCAATCTAAGCCCGCCTATTTCAAATCTGCGCAATCAGTGGAAATCGCCGGAACCAGAACCAGCGATACGGTATTTACCCGGACTTCTGGCACCTGGGTTGCTAATGCTCTGGTGGGTCAATACTGTTACAGTTATGTAAGCACCTCTCCGGCCAGTGGGATTTGGTTGCCGATTACTGCAAATACTACGACAGCCTTGACGGTGAGCGGGACACTCTATCCTGCCGCGACAGCCGTAAGGACGTGCATCTGGCTGCCGAATTTCTCGCTTTATGCTCACAGTCAAGGATCAGGCGCTTTTATTGGCGGCGTCTTCGATGGAGAAAGCATCTGGCTGGTACCTTATAATTCCGCTAATCTGGTCAAAGTCAACCCTGCTGATGGTTCCATGACTACCTATGCTCACGGTCAAGGAGGAGGCGCTTTCCGCTGTGGTACTTTCGATGGAGAAAGCATCTGGCTGGTACCTTATACTTCCGCTAATCTGGTCAAAGTCAACCCTGCTGGATTTGGGCGAAATCCCAGCAGTAAGGCGAATAAAAATTGGATCAACCGCACTGCCTCTCGCGCATTGGGCACGGTCTATACCAACCCAAATACCTCAAGGGCGTTGTTGATCATGGCAACCGTTAGATGTGCAATTTCGGTAGCGGCAGGATATGCCTATGTCCAAGCATTTTCCGATGCATCAGCCACTCCTACGGCGGCAGCAAGCGGTAAGGTAGGCATTGAGGTCGGCTTATTGAACGAAGACAATACTTTTCAAGTTACTTTCATTGTCCGGGCAAACGAGAAATATAAGATTACTGCGACGACCAGTAACGGGACTTGCACCTTGGGCAACTGGACGGAAGTCGTTCTATAGGAGAAAACAGTGATTGCATTAAGTGCAGTTTTGGCATGGAAGTTTCCTGGGGAAAGAATTGCGACTCAGAATGATGAACTCGTTGAGTGGTCGAAGGGCGCATTTCCAACTCAGGAAGAAATCAAAATCTGGCAAGAAGAATATGAATCCTACCTCGCAGTAAGAAAACAGCAGTGGACAGACTTTAAGGCGTACGTAAACAAGTATCTTGGATACAAAGAGGAAACCTGGATATCGGGGATATAGTACAGGAGACGATTTCATGGATTTGCAGCAAATAGATTTAGAGATATTGGTTAGATTCTTAGGTCGAAGCGAGCTGGAAAAATTTCTCTTATATCAAGAAAATGAGGCATTGAAGAAGGAGATAAATTCCCTTCAATCAATAAAAGAAAATAAAAAACCCGAGAGCGAACCTCTGCCAAAGGCAAATGAGAATTTGCCGCCTGCTAAAACTCAAGAGGATAAAAGGAGTGGCTGATGAAATGTGCGGAGGAATGAGACAATGAACAACAGGGTGAACATCTTTTTGTTATCGGTGTTGTTCGGCTTGATCGTCGGTTCCGTCGTCAATTTCTATCGAATCTCACAACCAATAGCCGATGTGTCCTTTTCGGAAAGAGGGATCACCGTTCTGTCCTTGAATCCAGAATTAACCAAGGAAGAGCAGATCACGATGAGCTACTGGCGAGGAAAAGTAGACACGAAGTTGAACTCCATCGACAAGAAGATGGACGAATTCCAAAGCCAGATCAAGGAGTTAAACTGTAATTTGTCGGAGGTAAAGATCGCGGCGGCCAAGGAAGGCAGCATTTACGGGGCGATAACTTCGCTAATCGTCTTCCTCGCTTCCCTTCTTGGCCAGAATATTCTCAGGAGAAACAAAAAAATCTCATGAACTCCCGATGTTTGTTCGGTTTGATCCTGATGCTTCTTCTCTCTGTTCCTATTTTTGGCCATTCCGATACGGCCATTCCCGACTACTACGGGGATATGGAAAAGCTGGATGCCTTGGAACGGGTCTTCCTGGAGCCTTATGTCCCGAACTCTTTGGATCTCACCTATCAGTCTATTATTCAAGAATGGCTGGATGAACATATACCCGGATTTGTCATCTTTGCACTGAGATCCAGAATAGAGAAAAATTGCATCATGCACAATCTGGAGACTGGGGAAAATGAAATAGGTTCTTATATCTATCTGCTCTTCAAAATGTCCCGCGGGGAGAGCCACGAAGTCCAATTCTGCGTGGGTTGTATTTGGAAAGATCCCCGAACGCAAGAACTTCAGTTTCGGGGGATGTATACGGTAGGGATCAAATACGGCATCTAAGATCGAAAGGAGACAATGAAATGGCGAAGAAAGTCTGGATTGTTATGTTGGCCTTCTTGCTCGTTTTGGCTTTCGGTTGCGCGGGCACCAGGGGCAAGGTCGTCTCCTCCTATGAACTGGCGGGGACGATCCTCAAGGCGGCCTACGATGTGGCTAAGCCTGCCTGCGATACGGGCACGCTCTCGGCGGAAGACTGCGCCAAGATCAAAGATTGCTACAACCAAGCCCGTCAGTATTACATCATAGCTGGCGATGTGTTGATCTTGGCTCTGGAGACCGAAGAGATCACTCAAAAACAGGCCGATCTTGAAGAGTATCAAAAGCTCGTCAATCTTTACACGGAGAGCATGTCCAAAATGCTGAAAATGCTGGTTGATCTCGGGGTGATCGAGGAAGGAGACAAATAGATGGACATCGGAACGGCGACCTTACTCGTGAATGCGATAACCGCCTTGCTGGCTGCTCTTCCCAGCCTCATCAAGGCCATCCAGGAAATGGATGCCCCGGATGAGGAGAAGGAAAAGCTAATTCAAAGAATCAGGAACGCCCAGGCAGCTTTGCCGGTATGGGAATAGGAGGGGTTGAGGAATGAACAAGTGGTTGCTCGGTTTGAGGAAATGGTCGGTGGTGATTATCGTTATGCTTTTGGCCTCGGCCTTGAAGGCTTGGGGCAACTTGAGCGATGATCTCTACAAGATCGCGCTCTACATCGCGGGCGGTTTTGTCGGCCTTGATTTTATTGGGAAGTTTACGGGCTCAGAAACGGACCCACTGCAGAAGACGAAATAGAGCGAAATGCAGCGAAAAGAAATCAAGTCCAGTTTCATCGAATCCATCGGACACAATGAGGAGACGGACACACTGGAAGTGGCCTTCAAGGATGGGAATATCTACCGATATATCGGCGTCCCGGCTGATCTCCATGAGTCCGTAATCGGTGCCGAGTCCATCGGAAAGGCATTTCATCAGCATATCTTGAAGGCCGGGTTTCATATGGAGAAGGTGAAACCCGAGGATTCAGAATGAGAAACGCGACGGGATTCAACATCGAGGCCAAGATCGAAGAGTGCAGGCGAGTAGCCAGATCCTTTCTCTACTTCATCAACAAGTATGTCTTCATTGAGGAGAAGGAGACGAAGCGAGCTATCAAGATTCAACTCTGGCCAGAGCAGGAGAAGATCGTGCCTACCATCGTCGAATCCAATCTCTTGATTATTCTGAAGGCTCGCCAACTCGGACTCACCTGGATTGTGGCCATGTATGTCCTCTGGCAGATCATAAGAAACCCGCTCTTCCTGGCGGTTGTTATCTCGGTTACAGAGGACCTCAGCATCGAATTCTTGGATCGTGTCTATTTCATCATGGATCGCCTCCCCCCCTGGCTTAAACCGCCCACCAAATCCCGCACCAAGCAGGTCTTTGAGTTCCAGCACGGCAACGGTTTGGTCAGCACGATCAAGAGCCTGCCGACCACCGAGATGGGAGCACAGTCCAAAACCCCTAACCTTTTGGTGATGGACGAGACCTGCAAGAACCGCTTGGCGAAGGAAATCTTCAATGCCTCCTTTCCCGGGATCGAGCAGGCCAAAGGCCAAGTTATCGTCATTTCGAATTCGTTCAAGGAAGGCGCCGGATGGTATTGGACACGGGATCTCTATATCGCCACCATGAGGGGATTGAACAAGTTCAAACGTGTCTTCTTGCCATGGGACGCCCATCCTCACAGGCCAGCAGACTTCAAGGAGCAGATGGTCGCCTCTGGCATGACGGAGCAGGATATCAACGAGAACTATCCCGATACGGAGGAACAGGCGATCACCGACAGGAACATCGTCGGCGTTTACTACGCGAAGCAGATGACGGAGGCGCGGAAGGAGAAGCGAATCTGTCCCGTTCCTTGGGTCCCTGGCTTCGAGGTCTACACCTTTTGGGACATAGGTGTCAGAGACATGACCAGCGTTTGGTTCATGCAGCACATCGGGAAGGAATATCGCTTTATCGACTACTACGAAAACTTCGGCATGGGAATGGTGCATTACGCCAAAGTCCTCAAGGAAAAGGACTATGTTTACGGCGACCACTACATGCCCCACGATGTCGAAAAACGGGCTCCCCATAGCGACAGTGAGGTCGCGCTCACCTTGAAAGAGATCGCGGAAAACCTTGGCATAAAACCGATCATCAAAGTTCCGAGGGCGAAGGATACTCAAGCCATCTTGAACGCCATCGAGTTGGGAAGGAACATCATCGGCCAGTGCTGGTTCGATGAAAAAAAGTGTGCCAAGGGAATCCTGTGCCTTGAGTCCTACCGTTCGGAATGGGATGAGGAGAATGAGATCTTCAGCAGAAAACCCTTGGACAACTTCGCGGTCCACGGTGCCGATGCCTTTCGCACCTTCGCCCAGGGATACAAGCCGAAAGTCCAAATGAAGTCATACAGCGATTCACGAACATCTTATCGTGATTATGGTGCATTGGCCTATTTAGGGAACTAACATGCTGCAACCAGAGAGATCTTCCAAGACTAAGAGAGAACCCACTGAGCGCGATGACCAGATCCTCAAGGAGGCGCGGGATCGTCTGAAGAAGGCGATGAACGAAGACGAAGAGAATCGAAGGTGGGCGATGGAGGATTTGGAATTCATCGCCAAACCAGGCGCTCAATGGCCGGAGAAGATCCGCTTGGATCGGGAGACAGATGGCCGTCCCTGCATCACTACCAACAAGATGCCGATCTTCATTGATCAGGTGGTCGGTGATCAAAGAATGAACCGGCCTTCCGTAAAGGTTATTCCGGTAGATTCAAGGGCCGATCCGATTCGGGCCAGCATAATTGGAGGCTGGATCAAGAACATTGAGCAAGTATCCAAATCGGACACTGCCATAGACCATGGCTTTGAACACGCAGTTGCCTGCGGATATGGCGCCATACGCGTCGTGACTGATTACGAAAGCGACGATTCCTTTACGCAGAACGCTTTCATTCAGAAGATCGAGAATGCACTGGCTATCTATTGGGGACCTCATTCCGAATACGATTGTTCCGATGCGATGTATTGCTTTATCGTCGCCGAGATCGACAGGGATGAGTTTGAAGAGACATACGGCGAACAGCCGATGGCCTTCAAGCCGGGCGATAGCCGCTATGTAGAGGGATGGTGCGATGCGAACAAAGTAAGGGTCGTCGAATATTTTGTGAAAGAGGCGAATCCCAAGACAATCTACCTGTTGGAAGACGGAAGCGTAGTGGACAAGTTGGAACAAGGCCAAAAGGTAGTAAAGCAGCGCGAAACCAAAAACTACAAAATCAAGTGGTATCTGTTGAGCGGAGACAGGATTCTTAACGAAAAAGATTGGGTCGGGAAGAAGTATATTCCCGTTATTCCAATTTGGGGCAAAGAAATTAATGTCGGTGGGAGGCGCTTTGTCAGGGGATTGATCCGAAACGCGAAGGACCCGCAGCGAATGTATAATTATTGGAACTCCTGCGAGACGGAGATAATCACCCTTGCCCCGAAGAGCCCTTACCTTGCGACGGCAAAACAGATCGAGGGACACGAGACGCAGTGGAACGAAGCGCACCGGAAGAACTTTCCTTATCTCTTGGTGAACCCCGATCCAGACGCCCCGGGCTGGCCCCACCGGGAGGTTCCGCCACAAGCATCCTCGGCGATGATAGAAAGGATTCGCACCGCGGATCAAGAGATACGGGATACAATGGGACTTCAAAGGGCTTCCCTCGGCATGCAAAGCAACGAAAGATCCGGGGTTGCCATCCGGGAACGGAAAATGGAAGGCGATGTGGGAACTTTCGCTTTCATCGACAATCTTGCCCGATCCGTCGCGCATCTCGGTCGGGTCTTAGTTGATATGGCGCCAGGCATTCTGGATACAGAGCGCATTATCCGGTTGGGCTTGGAGGGCAACCTTAATAAGTTCGAGGCGATCAATGTCCGAACGGAAGATGGCAAGATCGTAAACGATATGTCAGTGGGCACTTACGATGTCGTTGTCACGGTTGGCCCCTCCTTCACGACCCAGCGGGCGGAATCGAGGGAATCGATGAAGGAATTCGTGCAGTATGTCCCAGCGGCAGGCCCCTTGGTCGGCGACCTCTATGCGAAGTCGATGGATTGGCAAGGCGCCGACGAATTCGCCGAACGGCTGGAATATCTGCTTCCCCCGGAAGTTCGGGCGAAGTTAGCGGAAAAAAGAAGGGAGAGCGGAGAGGAAGCCCCGGAAGTCGTCCCTACCCCTATTGCCGTTGGCCCTCCTCCCGATCCCCTACTCGAAGCAAAGCTGCAAGAAGCGATGCTGGGACTTGAAGAGTTGCAGATAAAGATCGAGCAAGAAAAGGCCAAGTTGCAAGGATTGCAACTTGAAAATCAGATCAAGGCCATCAGGGCGGCTGTGCCTCCAAGAGAAGTCGCAAGCAGGCAAGAAGGCGGACCCGTGGAAGCTGGCCAGCCCGTTTTGGTGGGTGAAGAAGGACCAGGGGTTATCGTTCCGAGAAAAGATGTGGCAGTAATTCCTGCTCAAGCTACATCTTTGGAAAACTTAATCCGCACGGAAGGAACATGGGAAAGAGAAAATGGACGATTGATTTATACTCCATCGGGTCTTGTCCTCAGATACTACACATTGCAAGAATTGATGAATTACTTTGATGCATATTTCCCCGGTGCCGTCCTTAATCTACCAACAGGCATAGGAGAACATACTGCACCACCGTTTTAACATCATGAAGGGCAATGAAGGGCGATGAGATGAAGTTCGGGGAGAATATGCAACTCCTAATTGTTTCATTCGTAGGCGACCTGAATCGCGGGGAGTGCATGGATCTGACCATCAAGATCACGGAAACAATCGGACTTCATATCCCCGTAAGTTGCACTATATGCGACTATCCTACGAACCAAGGTAAGGGAGGAGTAGGATTTACATTCTTCCAGCCGATCACGGAGTCATTCATCGTGTGGGATATATGGTCCGAACTGAAGGGCGGCTATCTGATCATCTGTTCATGCAAGCTGTTTTGGGTTCCCACTGTAATCAAGATATTGAGAAAAAATCAGTTGGAGCCGATGGTCGTCAAAAGTGAATATCTTTGTTTGAATCCGCTGGGCGAACTATGAACGGAGACTATTCAACTGGGATTGAATTCTAATGGCTTCGAGCAATGTATTGTTAACTCCCAAAATCATCGTTGAAAAGTCAAGGAGGAGAAAGATGCCAGTAACGGTTAGGAAAAAGGATGGATATCAAGTTAGGACCCCGGGCGGAGTCAAGGCCAAAGGAACCACATTCCAAAAGGCCCAAGCCCAAGCCGCGCTATTGCGAGGCATTGAGCATGGATGGACACCGACCGGGAAACCTGCACGAAAGTATCGCGGAGGCAATGCCCTAAGAAGGGCAGCTAAGGGGTCATCACCTGCCGTATTGAGAGAAGCCAAGAGGAAAACCAAGAAAAGAGCGGTAGCATAGGAGAAAAGAGATGCCTGAACTCGTCAATGTCAAACTTCCGAAGAAGAGCAAGGCCAAATTGGAAAAGGAACACTTAGTGGTGGGACAGGACCAATGGCCCTGGGGTCTCAAATTGAACTTCGAGAAGGAGCAGATTGATAAGTTACCTGCTCTTGAAGGTTTCAAGGTAAACGACAAGGTTACAATTCACGCCCAAGGGTCCGTGGTAGCCGTAAGGGTCTCGGAAAGACAAGGAGATGAGGATCAATACAGCGTCGAGATCCAGATCGAGGAAGTTTCCGTTGAGCCAGCAGTCAAAAAGAAGCTCGAAGAGATGACTATGCCCGAGTATAGAAAAGCTCGAATGGGAAAATGAACAAGCTCGTATTGGAAAGCCAAGAGAAGGACAAGAAGATAATTATTCCTATCAAGGAATTGGAAGAACGGTTCCATGGAAAGATAACCATTCACTTCGCGCATGGCGTTCCCAAGAAAGTGGAAGTCAATAAAGTTGAGGAGGTTGATTTACTATGTCCTTAGTAATAACTACAAGTCTTATCGCAAAAGAAATCTTGATGCTACTGGAAAGAGAATTGGTATCTGTAAACACAGATAGGATGCAGATAGGACCGAACCTTTATAATGTTGAATTTCGTATTGAAGAAAGTGATTTACTACAACCACTTGATATTTTTTCAAAAGAATTCATAATACCATGTGTTGCGCAACTAATTCATTCTTCCTTGCACGATATTTCAGAGCCGAAGGGAAATCCTTGGTATTGGAAATTGCTGATGTCGAAATCAAGTTCGTTGGATCATCATGAATGGTCCACAGTAACTTATAAAAATATGTGTGTAAGAGTCATAAGGTATTATCATTCAGGAGAAAATGAAATGAGAATCAAAGTTGATTTCGCTGCGTTGAACTAAGAATCCAACCCTTATCGTAACAAGAGGGGCGACCGCTGGATTATCCCAGCAATCGCCCCTTTTTTGTTTGTACCAACTCAACCAAGCCAATCTTGGGCACTTTCCGAGGAGGAATGCGAAATGGCAAAGCAGGAAAAGAAAGACGAAATCAAGGATGTGAGTGTCGTCCCGGTGATCAAGAACATCGTGGATGACGCTAATGCGCTATCGGTGACTTCAGTAGGACCGCTGCCAGAGGCCGCTGATTCTACCGAGAAAGCCGTGAAGGAAGAGGAAGCCCCGGCAACTTCCGAACCGGAGAAAAAGGAGGAAGAAAAGGAGATTTCTCCCGACACTCCGCCAGCAGAAAAACCTGAACCCAAACCGAAGGACGTGGTTCAGCGCAGGATCGATGAAATCACCAAGAAGTTTCGGACAGCCGAACGCGAACGCGACTTCGAGCGCAGCAAACGGATCGAACTTGAAGCCGAAGTGGAAAAGCTGAAGGAGTCCGCTCCGCCGACAGACAAACCGAAGTTGGAGGATTTCGAGTCTGAGGTCGAATTCCTGGAGGCCCTTACCGATTGGAAGGTTGAGCAAAAGCTAAGGGTCGAAAAGGAGAAGAGCTTGCAGGAAAAGGCCACAGAACAAGAAAGGGCAGCGGTAGCCGAAGGCTACGATGCCGTGGACGCAAGCATGGAGAAAGGACGCGAGAAATATTCCGATTTCGAAGATCTCGTCATGTCCGAAAACCTCCAAATCTCCGATGCAATGTTAGCCACGGTGATGCTTTCCGAAATTGCCGAGGATATCCTTTATTACCTCGGCTCGCACCCAGAGGAATCCGCCGCTATCGCAGCGCTTGAAGATGAACGCCAGGTCGCGTTCGAGATCGGCAAAATCGAGGAGAGGCTGAAGGCTCCTCCACTACCCAAAAAACTACCTGGAGCACCACCGCCCATCACTCCGGTCAGGACTACGGGGGTCGTTGAAAAGAATCCTGAGAATATGACCGCCAAGGAGTATCGGGCGTGGCGCGAAGGGAAAAAACGATAAGGAGCACGCATCATGGCCACATTGCTTAGCCCGACTATCATTGCGAAAGAGGTCTTGATGCAGATCGTGAACAGCATGGCGATGGCCCGGCATGTTCATACTGCATACAAGAACGAATTCGTGAAGAAAGGTTCGACGATAACGATCCGTAAACCTAACAAGTTTCGGGAAACGAAGGCTGAAGCGATCAGCAAGACAGCCATCGTCGAACCATCCACCTCGATCACCGTTGCAACTCAGGGTCATGTAGCTTGGGAGTTTACTTCTCAAGAGTTGACCCTAATCATCGAAGAGTATAGCCGCAGATATCTCCAGCCCGCCTCACTTGCCATTGCAAACGGCACGGATGCTGATCTCTGCGCACTCTATGCCGATGTTTACAATTCCGTCGGCACACCGGGCACAACTCCAGCAACCTTCGCTGCCTTAGGTGCCGCGCAACAGCGTCTCGACGACGAAGCCGTTCCCTCCGATACCCGAGTGGGAATCCTGAACCCTGCGGCAAACTGGGCGCTCGCTGACGGCCTGAAGGGCACCTTCGCCCAGCATGTCGCAGAGTCCATCATTACCAAGGGATATCTCGGGGTCATCGCAAACCTCGCGCTTTACATGGATCAAAATGTGGTCCGGCACACGACCGGGCACTTCACCAGCGGTGCGACCCCACTCATGAACGGTGCCACCGCTAACGGTGCGACTTCAGTAGTAACAGACGGATGGGATGCCGGAAACAACACCGTCAAGAAGGGTGATGTATTCACTATCGCTGGCGTCTACGCGGTCAATCCCATGTCGGGTCAATCCACCGGGGTTCTGCGTCAGTTCGTCGTCACGGCAGATACGACTTCCTCCGGTGGTGCGATGACGATTCCCATCTCGCCAGTGATCCAAAGCACCGGCGCTTACCAGACCGTTTCCGCGCTTCCAGCGGACAATGCCGCGCTGAGCTTCATGGGAACCCAAGATACCGCCTATCCGCAGAATCTGGTCTATCACCCCAACGCTTTTGCCTTGGTCACAGTGCCCCTGGAAATGCCTTCCGGGGTATGGGGAGCGCGGGAGACGGATCCAGAGGCTGGTCTCAGTGTCTGCGTAATCAAAGACTTTAACATTGAGACCTACAAGGAAATTTGCCGATTGGATATTCTGCGCGGTGTCAAGACACTCTATCCCGAGTTCGCCGTCAGGATATGGGGATAACACTTTCGAGGGAGGGATGATCAAGGTCTTGCTTGATCATCCCTTACCTTGAGAAAGGAGATGAGAAATGGCTTACCTTGATAGGGTGTTTGAAAACGACGCTGAGGATGTCAGAATTCCCAATCCTTTGGTATTTGCAGGCCGCGTCCGCGAAGTTCTGACGCCCGTAGATGTTGATGCGCAGAATAATACCCTTACAGTCGCTCAAATTGTCGCCGGTATTGTGGTTCACACATCAGTTACTGGTGCCGGCACGGTGACTACCGATACCGCAGCCAACATCATTGCTGGTAGCGGTGGAGTAGGAGCGCTGAAGAACAATGGAGAGACCATTAGTTGTCGCTACATCAACGACGGAACGCAGACTCTAACCTTGAGCGCCGGCACGGGTGTAACCATTGCCGATGCGGGTCAAACGATAGCGGCTGATGAGGCTGCGCTTCTACTCTTTCGCCGGACATCAGCCACCGCCGTGACGGTTTATATCATCGGTGCCTAAAAAAACAAAGGTTTCCGGGGGTGTACCCGAAACACCCCCGCATTTCACTAATTTCAGGAGGAAGTGATGGAAGAGAGGCAATACCGAACTCCTGTCTGGTTGTATCACAAAGATGTGATCAAAGGAGAACTGTTCACGACAGACGAAGAGTTAGCCAAGGCCGAAGCCGAAGGTTGGGTGGATACCCCTGCCAAGGCCATGCCACTCCCCGGGTGCGAGCATGTCTATACGGCGTATCAAGCGAAGCTGGCAGCGGAGAAAGTCACCGAGAAAAAGGACCAACCTTCACCCGCAAAACTAACAGAAGACAATACTGCCGCAATAACTCCCCCAGGGCTTCATGTTTGCACCCTCTGCGGCAAGACATTCTCTTCGGTTAAGGCCCTCAATACGCACGGGAGGTTCAAGCACCAAAAGAGGAAATAACCATGATCGTTCAAGACTTGATCAAGGCAGGCATGAGGAAGGCGGGGGTCCTCTCTTACGGCGAGACTCCCGAATCGTCGAGGCTTACCGACGGATTGCAGGCATTGCAGCTTATGCTCAGGAATTGGGCATCCAAGCGAATTCGTGTCTTCGCCTCCGCGAAGGAGAGCTTCAATCTCGTCTCCTCCAAATATATCTACACTTGGGGACCGGGGGGTGACATCACAACGACAAGACCGCATCAGATTCTTGGTGCGTTTGTGAAAGATTCTGGCGGGACGGATCACCCCATCGATGTTATCCCTGAAGGATGGTATCGGGGGATCTCCCTGAAGACGATCACGGGTCGTCCGCAGTTCCTCTTCTATCATCCGCTTTATCCAGTGGCGGCCATCTACCTTCATCCCATACCAAACCTTACAGAAACAATGTGGGTGGATAGCTTGAAACCCTTCACCGAGATCAGTTCGTTCGCCACGCTTGCGGACACGATTGCCTTCCCCCCAAACTATGAGGAGGCACTGATCTATAACTTGGCCATTCGCATTGCGCCTGAGTATGGGGTGTCTCTGTCCGCTGAAACCGTGGGCATTGCCAAAAGCAGTTACAACGATCTCGTCTCGCTGAACTCTTCCAATCAGGTAGAGGCGGTGAATCTAAGCCAACTCATGCCTACAGTGGAAGGAGTTCGGCCCACCTATAACATCTATTCGGGGTAAGCCCATGATCGAGGAAAAAGAAAAAGAAGCAATCATCGAGGAGGCCGTGAATAAAGCCGTGGAAAAAACTCTCCTCATGATACCGGAAGTCATCGGCAATCTCATAGCGAGCCATGCTGCGCTCCACAAGATCAACGCCAAGTTCTATGCCGATCATCCTGAATTCAAGGATCACAAGGATGTAGTAGCGGCAGTGGTGGAAATGGTGGAAGGCAAAGACCCAAATGCCAAATACGAAGATATACTCGACAGGGCTGTGCCCGAGATCAGGCACCGGATTACCATGATGAAGAACTTGGACTTGGAAAATGTCAGCCGGACTCCTGACAGGAACTTTCAGTACCTGCAATTGCCTGAATCACCAAAAGATTCTTATGGAGAAATCTGATGCGAAGAGCAGCTACAAGTGAGTTTTCCGTGACCATCACGCCGCCCCAATTGTGTCGGGGACTCAGGCCGTCCAAAAATGTGCCCCGAAATAGTAGATACTTGGTCGAGTGCAAGGGCGCAGTCGGCTACGATGGAGTCCTTCATGTCATTGACGAATTGACGAGGATGGCCACGACGGTCATAACCGATGCTTTTCCCTTTCCGCAAATCTTCGTCTTCACGAACCTGATTATCGTGTGCAGCCAGACCAAGATTTACGAGTGGGTCTCCGGTGCATTGGTGCAAAAATTGACCGTCACACGAGGTTCCACCTGGAGCGCCGTGGACTTCTATGAGTTTATCTATCTATCTAATGGGAAAGTTGCCGTCGTTAGGGATGCCGGGACAAAAGCCTATTCGGTTAGCACGGCTGTCCCTACCGCGTCTTCGATCTGCAACTTCAATGGACAGGTCTTGGTGGGTGCCCCCGATACTCCGATTCCCGGAGCGAGCTTGACGATTAAGGCCGATCCAATGGTTGTTAACCTGACCCAACACGGAACCTACCAAGGAACATAATGCCATACAGCACTCTTGCCAAAAATACCTTACTGAATCATCTTGGCACCCTGGCTGTATATGTTTCGCTTCACAACGCAGATCCGGGAGGCAATGGCGGCAACGAAATCAGTGGAGGCAGTCCTGCTTATGCCAGGAAGACGATCACCTGGAATGCCGCCTCAGGGGGAGAAAAGACTGCTTCTAATATGCCCATCTTCGATGTCCCGGCGCAGACTTGGGTGCGCTTTGTTGGTCTCTGGTCAGCGGTAAGCGGTGGGAACTTTTATGGATCGGCGGATGTAAATGATGTCTTTTTCGCCAATCAGGGGACTTGCACTTTGGATTCTACTATTCTCAATTTGAACGCGGGCGGATGACATGGGATGGCTCTCGGGCTGGCAATATAGGAAGGCAGTCACGCTGAGTAGGTCTGTCGGTGCCGTCTCCGACTATCAGATGAAGGCACTCATCGGAGAAAGTGCAGGGGCTTCGGGCTACGATGTCCACTGCGAGGGCCATGTCCTGTCTTCCTTTAACGATCTCCGGTTTACCAAGAGCGATGGGACAAGCTTGCTCGAATACTGGATCGAATCCATAACCGGAACCACGCCGAATCAATTGGCCACTGTCTGGATTAAGTTTGACTACATCGGAACGGGTGCCACTACTTTTTATATGTATTATGGAAAGTCGGATGCCTCGGCTTATAGTAACGGCGACAATACCTTTCTGTTTTTCGATCATTTCGGAGGAACAGCGATTGACGAAAACAAATGGACAATCAATGGTACTCCGATCATCACAGTTTCTGGAAGTATTGCCGACATCCAGAGCGACCATGGAGCCACAGAGGGCATTTTCGGAAAGACTGGATTTAGTACTTCCGCCCTAAGAACGCGAATAAAGATTTCTACGCCTTATTGGTGTTACGGCGGCTTTTACAGTCTCACTGTTAGCCAATATGCCCTTTATGGCATCTTGACATCAACAACCGAAGGCGTGGAAAGTTACAACGCTGGTGCAGAAACTACTCCCTTCTCCATCGACAATGCATTGTTTGCCTTGGTCGATGTTCTGTACCTCAACAACACCAGCCAGGAATACATCGAGAATGGTGTCTCCAAGGCTATCCACACCACGAAGAAACTTACCGCCACCGATGTTGCCCCGAGGTTCTATGGCTGGAAAGGAGGCGTCAGCAATCCTCGTGTCTATGTAGATTGGGTCTTCATCAGGCAGTATCTTGCCACCGAACCATCTTGGGGGAGTTGGGGAGAAGAAGAACAGCCGCCGCCTTCCGAACACATAAGTGCATCGATCTCCGGTGGGGGATCCCTTCTTTGCTTCGCAATCGGCTTTTGTTTGCTTTTTGACTATTTCAAGTTCGGATACCTCAACAATCCCTATTGGACCGCAGAAGCAGCGCATGTCGATAAACATTTGCCCTGCGGATATTGGTTTAGGCAAACACCTGAGTAAGAAATGGAGGAAAAGACATGGTAGCGACAGTTCAAATTCATGAAATGACAGCAACCAATTCCGGGGTGGACAAGACCTCGGGGACAATTCGATTCAAAGCGGCGGATAACACCACGGTGGACACCAACGACCGCCTGCAGATCCCGGGAGCCGGAGTGACTTACAGCTACACCAAGCACGCGAAGTTCTACTTCTCGACCGCCCCCTCCGTGGACATCCAAAACCTGCGATGCTACACGGATGGATCGAATAACTTCGGGGCGGGCGTCGGCGTCCAGTACGACATCCCGGCGGGCGGTAACGGGACCTTTCCAAACATCAACACCAACATCTCCGGGACGGACCTGTTCACCAAGACCTCGGGAGCTTCAGTAGACCTCGATACCATCAATACCGGGCCGCATACGGGGACCGGCTACAAGGGGGATACGATCCGCATGCAGATGTCGGTGACCACTACTGCATCGCCTGGGCAACTGAGCCCGGAGGTATGTACCTGGGCCTACGACGAGACATGAGAGGAAAAGTGGCTTGACAATCATGGTAGGCTAATGTTATTCTTCTCTTAAAGAAGGATAATATCATGCAAAAGAGAAGTTGGACGCGGCTGGACGGTCTATTTCTGGAAAGACAGAGACAGAAATCTGATCTGCAATGCGCCTGCGGTTGTGGGCAATTCATTAGTAATCGAGCCAAAAAGGCTAAACTGAAAGGGTTCACGGACGGATATGTCAAAGGCCATACATGGAAAGGCAGGAAGATGCCAAAGTGGGCTAAAGAAAAGATGAGCCTTCATCATGCCGATGTCTCTGGCAAGAAAAATCCCAACTATGGAAAGGGACTCTTCGGAGCTGATAATCCCAACTGGCAAGGCGGTAAAGTGATTCGTTTTTACAACCGGAAAAACCAACCACAGGTGAATACCTTAGAGGATCGTGCATTCAAAAAGAGAATTAAGCAAAGAGATAAAAGATGCGTTCTTTGTGGAAGCACTATAAAGTTGAATACGCATCATATCGACTCTTGGGTGGAGCAGCCAGATTTTCGGTTTGCCGTAAACAATTGCGTCATTCTCTGCAAGCGTTGCCACGTCAGAGCCGATAATAAACACCATAAGCATCAGATCAAGCCAATGTTAAAAGCTTATCTTGAATCTTTCATCCCTAGGGAATCATAGCATGCCAGAGCGCGCGCATATATTCATCGGAACCCCACACCACCGGGATATGGAGCCGGAGTATGTCATGTCGGTCTATAAAACGGCGGTAATTCTCTCCAAGATAGGAGTGACCGTTGATTACATGCCTTGGGAGGGCGGGATTATCAGTGCCCAGAGGAATGAACTGGTGAAGAAGTTTCTTGAGGGCAGCGCTGACTACCTGCTCTTCTGTGATGCGGATTCATGCTGGCAACCGTTCACCGTGACGGAGATGTTGGATGCGGACAAGCCGATCATCGGGAGTCTCTACCGTTTGCGGGAGGAACCATTCCTGCCCGTCGTCTACAATATTGCCGAGGAACTGGAGGATGGTTACTTTCGCCGTCTCTCCCACGAGGAAATTCCCAATGAACCTTTTGTGTGCGGGGCGGTGGGCGCTGGCCTGCTCCTGATAAAGAGAGTTGTTCTGGAGAAGATAATGGAAGAGACATTTGTTAAGCAGTATGGCTTCCCTTTCAACCTCTGGCAAAGGCCGGACGGCGTCCAGTTGGGCGAGGACATGAGCTTTTCGATGCGGGCGAGAATTGCCGGTTTTGAGACCTGGTGTTATCCTTCCCCGGATATGGTTCACATGGGAATAATCCGAGTAGGCAACGACTCAGTCCTGACACCGACCTTCCCGCATTATTCGAATGACATACCGGGCTGGATGAGTGCCACGGAACTGAATTGGCTCTATCAGACGGCAAAAGGGATGAAGTCGATCATCGAGATCGGCTGCTGGAAGGGGCGCAGCACTCTTGCCCTGCTTAATGCCTGCCGTGGGCAGGTCTATGCCGTGGATACCTTTAAGGGGAGCTGGGACGAACTGGAAGGGCCGCACAGGGAAGCCGTGACTGGGGATGTTAAGGCAGAGTTCGAAACGAACACAATGAACTTCCGCAATCTGACGACTCTTACTATGACAAGCGAGGAAGCCTCAAACTGCTTGGGACCAAAGGTAAGGGCAGATATGATATTTATCGACGGCTCCCACCGGTATGAAGATATTCTCCAGGACATCAGGCTCTGGGTACATAAGGCAAGGAAGCTCATCTGCGGCCATGACTATAATTGGCCCGGAGTCCAGAAGGCGGTGAACGACATGTTCGACGAGGACCATTACAAAGGATCTGGGACGATCTGGTGCCACAAATGCGGATAGAAGAGTTCTACGAGTGGGAGGTCGAAACGGATGATCACGAAATCCTGCGGCAGTACGCCGAGGACGGACAGGAGGTGCCGTCGGAATCCATCCCAGCCGAGCGGGTCATCCGCGCCTCTATCATTCACCACGCAGTGGCCGCGCCTCGGCATGACATTCTTATTGATCCGGAGAAAGGGGAGAAGTTCGTCCGCCATTTTGGCAGGGGGATCATAAAATACCGAGACGGTGAATACAGGGTAGTAGAATATCTTCACTGCCTGGAGACGAATCGCTATCGGCTTTGGATCTTTTCCAGGACTGGACAGACTTTAGTGACTAATGTGGAATTTGAAGTTTACCTGTAAAGGAAAAACATGGCTTGGTCCAAAGTAGGCGAAATAGGGACAATCATCACGGCGGGGAGCGGAAACCAGAGCATTACCCTGCCTGGGCCTCCCATAGCTAACGACTTGGTGATCGTAGCTACCTCCGCGGATGTGAGTTGCGCGAATTGCATCGCCACCTCCGGCTATACCGTTCCAGAGAACGGAACCGACGCGAACCCAGGGGCGAACTTCGGCTACAAGGTGATGGAGTCGACCCCCGACACCACGGTGCTGATCGTCAGGGACGCCACCATCCTCCGCTCCAACGTCGTGCAGGTATGGAGGGGCGGTAACGCGGCGTCCATCCTCGACCAGAGCATGCCCACCCCCGCCACCGGCTCTTCGGCGAACCCCGACCCCCCGGCCATCGTGACCCAGAACGCGAACGCCCTGGTGGTGGCGATCGCCCACCTCGACGACGACGATACCACGGTCACCGCCTACCCCTCCGGTTATAGCAACGGTATCTCGCAGAACACCGGGCAGGGAAGCACGACCGTGGGGAGCACCACTGCCGTCTGCTCTTACGTGAAGGTGACCGCCGGCAGCGAGGACCCCGGGGCCTACACGATGGGTTCCTCGGACCAGTGGCAGGCGGCGACGATCAGCTTCCGCATTCTCGCAGAAGCAGTCACCTACCTCGATGCGATTTTGGAAACATATCAACCACCGACTCCACCCAAGCCCGTCGTTCTCACCCCCGTTTGGCCCTTTACTCCCCAATACAACAAGCCTTATTACAACGAGGGGGATCACATTGCCAGTTGGCAGAATCCCGTCTGGTCCTGCAAATATACGGAAGATGAGTCGAAGGTCCCCATAACTCCCACCCATCAACCGTGCGGCTACTGGACGAAGGATTATGTAAAAGAGATCATATCAAGAATTGATGCTTCTTTTGACATAAAACACATAGATCCAGGCGAATGCGTTACTGTTGGTTACCGCCTGCTGATATACCAAAATGATTCCTATTACCAAGCAGGATATGTAACAACTACATATAATTGGGTAAATCATGTTTTCTCTAATCTTCAAGCAGCAGATTTCTATCTTGTCTCAGGCATTGGAGCACCACATCCTGATTTCTCTGCCTCTCGGCCTCCTATTCAATTCGGATATGTTGGAACCAATAGCACGCCTGGATACCAGACTACAACTAAAAGTGGAATAGATAACTGGTCGGTTACTATAAATCTAAAGGATAATTTTTTTGATGATCTTTTTAGCAATGATGATTGGTCTGCCAAGATAATCTATCAATTAGGCACACCCCCTCCTTCTTTTAACGCCTATCAAGTTCTTACGGGGGGCAATCCCAATGAATACCGTTACTTGGCTCATGTCTTGGGAGGGCCAGAGGGCGGATCAATAATAACGGCTCACTTACAAAGGAGAGCTGTTTTCGACTGCTAAAAATCTTTAGAAAGGAGAAAAACTATGGCATCAAGCGCATCCAATAAGATTGCCTATCTCTTGGCCAAAAAGATAGTCGATTTTTCAACCGATGTTTTCAAGATCATTCTCATGGCAGAAGGATTTACCTTCAATAAGGATACGCATCATTGTTATGCGGACGTCTCTGCTAGCGAACTCGCCACGGGGTATGGATATACCCAAAACAGCAAAGTTCTCACTGACGTGAGTGTAACTGAAAATGACACAGATGATCGATGTGAAGTGAAATGGTCCAATCCTTCTTGGCTTGCCTCGGGAGGAAGCATAGGACCCACAGTTGGAGCCATTGTTTTCGACGACACAGTGACGACTCCAACTGCCGATCCCATTGTCGGCTACATCAATTTCGGCGGGCCTCAAACCCAAGCGGACGGCGGCCAAGCAACAATTGCTAATGTGGAATTCCGTCTGAACGTGACCAGTTAATAAGGAGGGATCATGAACCAGGTCCCGAATAGCCTTAAAAAGATGCTGTGGAAGGGCGATATTCACGCTCTCACCGACACCTTTAAGATGATCCTGATGCAGTCTGGCTTTGTCTTCAACAAAGATAACCACCACTGCTATGCCGATATCTCCGCTTCCGAATTGCCTACTGCATTCGGTTATACGGTTGGCGGCCAGACTTTAACCGGGGTTTCGTTGGTAGTTAACAATACCCTTGACCGAGCGGAACTAACTTGGTCTCCCCATCAATGGGACGCCGTGGGCGGAGCCCTCGTCGCATCGGGAGCAATCATCTTCGACGACACAACTGCAACAGGGAGTGGACACGACTATACGGATGCCATCGCCTCATATATCGACTTCGGCGGAACTAGGACGGTTTTGGATGGCACCCCATTGCGAGTCGAAGGACTTGCGGAATTCACTGAGTAAATAAAGGAGGT